AGGGGGAGGTTACTGTATATGTCACATCAGTGTAGCCTCTGATTTGAGCCAACTCCTTAATTCCCCCGAGGAGGACGATGAGTTGGCTGTCTTCTAGCTTCGAAACGTCTGTTTCGGAGGTTTTTTGCCTGTTGGACACAAGGTGTTCGGGCTTGACCATTTTTCTCCAGTCAATGAACCCTCCCTCGTTAAAAACGTAGTCAACAGATTTGTCGGTTATTAAACCGTTGTCGTCTCTTTTAATTTTTTTTAGTTTCATAATTTACCAAAGGTCGTCTTCATCTTCTGTTTTGACGGGAACATGAGAAGCCTCTTCGTCTCTTCGCTCTTGCTTTTTCTTGAAGGAGGCTTCCATTATTTTATCTGTTAAAGCAAAGCTTTCGTTTAGGAGATACACTAAGTGCTCTCTGAGGAGTTTCGCTTCTGGAAAAGTTAAGCCTATGATATAGCTTTGTCTATTCGTCGAGTCTTCTTTAGCTTCTCTGGTAACTCTGAAAGAAAAGCCCTTTTGTTTTGTTCCTTCGATCCATTCACCATCGCTTGTCTTTTGCTTAGGCACGTATGGGCCAAAGGAAAATCTTACGACCTGATTGCTTCCGTGGTAACCAGAAACCTCGGCGTTTCTGTCTACGGCATCAACCATGGCGGCTATTTCTGTTTGGTTAAACTTAATGTTTACATTCTTGCCTTCAACCTTTTTGTTCTTTTGGAAGGAGCCAATTTTGCGAGAAGCATCCCAAGAGTCCTGCTTGATCATGTTAGAAAAAAATGAATTGTCTCTTTTGTTAAGGTAGAAGGACATGGCTGTGCCTGTCACTTTCTCCGTGGGCTTGTAAAAGCTTATCATACTACAAGTATAGGGGTTTTTTTATTAATGTCAAGCATCTTTCAGGTCGGACAATTTAGTGTAAATTCTGTTGGTTTGTATTGCTATTCTGTCCGCGAAGACTACCTCTTCCTTTTTCTTTCCCGTTACAATTATGATGTTATTTTCTGAGGGTGGGTTCTGCGCATTTTCTGACAGCATGTTTTCTAACCTCTTAGAAAAGATCATTACTTTTATGTTGGCCGTCTCGTCTTTAACGAAGGCCTTCATGTACTGGTTATCGTTTCTGGATTTGCCAAAATACGGCTTGCTTTCTATAGTGCCTACAAACGATACGCTTTCGTCAACTTCCGCGTCTTCGACCTCTCTTAGCGTCATTAAGCCGTTCCTTTTCTTTTCAAAAATATCTATAAGAGTTTTACCGCAAGTATAACCTAATAGGTGGTTTTCGTAATACCAATTCGCAAAGGATTCTGAGTATTTATTTTTAAAGTAAATCTGTTTATATGGCTCAGACTTTGTTTTTATTGTCTTGAGTCTCGTGTCCTTAATTATCAGTTTACCTTTGTCGTCTTTTTTACCGGATAAAGACTTTATTATTTCGACTAAATCGGAGTTGTGCTTCCCGTCCATTAACAATGCTGCAGCTTTTTCTTTTTTGGTAAGAATGTTCCAGAGTTGAGCTTCGTAGACTATCTTGCTTCTGGACGAATGGAAGCCCTCGAAGGTACCTGCTTGGATTAATGCGGAAAGAATGCCGATGGTAAGCCCTGATTCTTTCGCTCCTTCAAAGACCTCGAATTTGCCTGAGTAATTATTTTTAAAATTATTTAATTTTTCAATAGATTTTTCGGAAATCCCCTTTATGGACAACAGTCCAAATCTTATGTTTTCGTTTTCGGTGTTGAAATCCATGTCGGATTTAATTATGTGTGGGCTAAGTAGCTCCACGCCAAAGTGAGACATTTCCCTTTGTATTTTAGATATCTCTTGAATTGGGTCTGGCTCATGCCTAGTCATCTTAAGTAAGCTCAGAAAGAACTGTTGGGGGTATTTGAATTTTAAGTAGACCGTGATCGCCGCTAAGGCTGCGTAAGATATGGAATGGGATTTATTGAACGAATAATTCGCGGAATCTTCGAGAAGTTTCCACAGTATTTCTCCGACTTTTGGGTCTATTTTGTTCGTCTTTACCTTGTCTTTGATTTTTTTCTTCCACTTTCTAACTTCTGTTACCTTTTTCTTACCGACAATCCGTCGGAGCAATTCCGCTTCGTCTAGGCTGAACCCGACTTTGTTCGCCATTTTCATTAACTGCTCTTGATATAGAGCGACCCCTCCCGTCTCCGATAAGATGTCGTCGAAAAATGGATGGATGGATTTTGTTTCCCCTGTGTTAACGTACTCGGCGTATTGATCCACGAAAGCTAACGCGCCGGGTCTTGCCAAGGCCAAAACACCGCTGAGCTCTTCTAGGTTCTTGGGTTTAACTTTCCGGCACACCCTATAGTTCGTGTCTGCCTCGATTTGGAATAACCCGTGAGGCGTCCTGAGGTTTTGCAAATTATCATAAATCAAGCTGTCAGTTAGATCTATGTCGGAGATTTGAATGCCTACATTGTTGCAGACGTCATTAACTACTGAGACCGCCCTGAGTCCAAGTATGTCAAGCTTTACGTTGAACATGGACACCCAGTTCATATCGTAAGAAGAAACAAAGCTTTTCTTATCTGAGGTAAGTTCTGTTGGGCAGGTGTCTTCCATCATGTCGTAAGAAAGGGAAATCGCCGAGGGGTGCACTCCTTTGTTTTTATTAAGCCCTTTTATCTTGAGGGCGATATCATAGCATTCTCTATTCTCGTCGCACCATTCTCTTAGCTCTGGGACCTCGGCGTAGGCTTCTTTTAAGTCTTTTACTTGTCCGAATACTTTTGGAATAAGGGACGACACCTTGTTCATTTCTTGTTCGGATTTCGACGAAACTACCTTGCCGCACTCCTTCATGCAAAGCTTGCCGCTTAGTGTGTTCAGCGTGATAATCTTAGCTGTCTTGCCTGAGAACTTGTCGTCTAAAAATTTTAATACTTTTTGGCGATTATAATAACAAATATCTAAATCTACATCCATCATCAACGAACCGTCTAGATAGGTTACGCCGTCTACTATATTTTTCTTGGCGCGAATTTTAGAGATGAAACGCTCAAAATATAAATCGTATTTCAGGGGGTCAATCTTTGTTACGTCCATTAGGAAAAGGAGAAGGCTTCCCGCTGCTGAACCGCGCCCGAGGCCCGTCGGAATTTTTTCTTTTTTGCAATAGTTGATAACCTCCCAGACCAGCAAGAGGTAATCAATGAACCCTAAGTCTTTAACTGTATTGAATTCATAATCAAGCCTTTCTTTATACTTTTCCTTGTCGAGGTTTCTTTCGATAAGGCTGTCCTCGCAGAGTTTACGCAGAAAGTCTTCGTTCTTTATGTCTTCGCTAACGCCAAGTTTGCGCTTGTCCTCATCGCTAACATTAAAGGAAGGGAGTCTTACTCCGTGAATGCCGAGATCGAGTTCTTCAAAATTATCTGTAAAGTCAGATGTCATAGTTCGACCATCCATTTTATTTTATTCCATACTTTAACGTTGAGCTCAAGATCAACCACCGCATCGTGAAGGCTTTCGTAGTCGTGTTTAATTTCGTATTCTTTACCCAAGGAAGTGAGGTTGGTTCTTACCCCCTTTTTCCTTAGGGAATACATTTTGTACTGATATTCTAGGAAATCGTCTCCAGCTTTGTAGTAGTGACCGAACTTCAACCCTTTGGCTATGCAATTCGTGTCTATGACTTTTCTTACAAGGTGCCTGTATGGTTCGTTCATGTATTCATAGAAATCCTTAAGTAAGTATAAGTCAAATCCAAGAAAGTTGTGCCCTACTATGTAGTCGCAATTATCTAGCCAGTCCTGCATTGTTGGGAAGACTTCTTCTGGGGGTAGCCCCCTTTCCTCTAGCGCTTTAGGGCTGAACTTAGTTATTCTTGCTGCGTCTGCGCTAATCTTCAATTGGGTGTCCCATTTTATGTAAAAATTTTTGGTTGCAATAATTTTGTCGGCTTTTAGCTTGATCATGCCTATCTGCCAAGGCAGGTTGTGGCATGAATTAAGACAGAGATTGAGCGTCTCGCAGTCAAGGAAAACGTATTCCTTCTCTTTATCGAACCTTAGGTATTGTTCATCCATTCTTTTCCATCCATCCTTCCACGCAAAACTCATTGCTAGTCATGTGCTCTAGTTGAGGTTTATCTAGGGTACTTCTATTATTTATGCATCTGAACGTTAGGTAAGCTTTGAAGTCTTTTTTGTTCTTGTAGTAAACGCTTTGTGTCTTTTGCGTTTTGCTTGCTACGTTAGTCGTCTTGTCGCTTATTAACTCGTCAAAGGGGAGGTTGTTGTCTTCCAGAAAGTACGTAGGGTCAGTGAAGTCGAACTCCGGAACACACATGTTGTTCTCTAAAGTATTTTTAAAGATGTAAGAATCGTAAAACGGTATGGCCATCATTAATTTTGAGTCGTCCCATCTATCTCTTAGATGTTTATAGTCTATTCTGGGCTCGTAATAAAAACCTTTCCTAGCTGCGAGCGAGAATATTTTTATTAATTTATTGTATCCAGAGTTATTCTTTGCAAAAATTATCACCTTGTTGTTGGTCTTAAGTGAGTCGGGAGACTTTTCTTCCATATCTGAGCAGACCGTAAGGCGAAGACCGAAGGCCAACTTCACTCCTTGCTCCTTGCAATTATTATAGGCCTCTAGGAATCCCGTCATGCAGTCCTCCACCAGAACCAGTTCTTTCATTTTCTTTTCCTTTAAGATCAGGAAAACAGAGTCCGACTCATCAGGACCGTTTTCTGATAAGCTTAAATTTAATATAGATTTCCCTAGACTGTAGTGGGTTTTGAATAAAGGAATTAAGTCATCCATTGCTTCTATTGTCTTATTTTTTTTTAGAATGTCAAGCCCAATCAAAGGGGTCGTCTTTTGTTCCGAAGGATGTATCTGAGTAGGTGTGAGCCGGACACCCTTCGTACCTTAGTTTAACTAGCTTTTCCCCTTTCCTTAAGGGGCGAAGACCTTTCTCCTCGAAAGCAGTTGTTACCACTTCGTCAAAATCGTTTTTAATGGCGTAGTAGTCTACGGGGTCAAGGTAAGGGCATCTCCATGTCGCTCCAGCCTTACAGAGCCATCTGTTTTTGTTCGAATCTACGGCGAAATTTGTCCTAGCCGTGTCATTATCAAAATTATTTATAATTTTATAAACATGAGCTAAGTAGTGTTCGAAACCTTTTAGTTGCTCCTCAGAGCTCTTGACTTGCTGGAGTGGTTGTCTGGGGAATTTTAGGAATTGGAACTCTACCTCCACGTTTTTTATTTTAGGAAATAGTTTTTTTCTAGAAGCCAGAGTGTATGCCATCGCTTGGACGTTGGCCGTAAGTTCATCGCCTTTAAACTTGTATTTACTCGTCTTGTAATCTATGATTTTTACTTTATCTTTATACCTGAGAGTTTTATCTATGAATCCCCTTATCCTGTATTTGGGATTTTTATTCTCCAAGAGGAACTCTAGCTCTGGGGCGGCTGGCTCCAGCTCTTCTCCTGTGCCGTAGAAGTCTTGGTTTAAGGCTACTAAGATCATCTTCATGCATAGCTCAAAGTTTTCCTTGGAGAAGGCTCCCTCTCTCTTGAGGCCTTTTTTAACCAAGGCTACCACGGACTTACTAGCTTCCGTGTTAGACTCTTTCATTATTAAATCGTAGTGTTTTTTATGTCTCTGCTTCAGTAGGCACTCGAAGATTAAGTGGCACACGGTGCCTCTCCTTGCGCCGTCATTGCCTCTCTGGGGCACTTTAAGGTGATAGTTACACCAGTACGACCAACTGCAGCTTTCGAGCGTTTTGATCCTTGACGCAGACAGGATTCTTTTATTTTTTTCTATCATAACCTCCTATTTAAGTCTACCAAGGTTTTCTTTAATTGCAACATAAAAAAAACAAAAAATTGAAGCCACTAAGTAGAAAGCGGTAAGTAGCGTAATCCAGACGAAGGAAAGGCCCGAGTCAATCCTGCTCATAGGGGCCGTCGAGGACATCTGTCTCTACCCTCAAGAAGTTTACGTTCTTCATGAATTCTTTATAGTCTACGTCTTTGTAGGATAAAGCTATCGGTGTTTCGTCGTGGTGGTCCCCGTGTTGTGCCGCGTTTTTTTTAAAGAAATTTTCAGCCATCATTTTCGCAACAGAAGATATCGCGAAGGCGGTAGATTTTTGCATAGCGGAGAACACGCTACCGTTAGGAATTAAGAGTTCTTGATCCCAAGACGTGTCTCCCGCGTCTATCGTAACCTTAATTATGACTATATCTAAAACTCTAACGCCATGAGTAACGGTATTTTTGAATAGCTCCCCTAGGCATTCTTGGCTGAGTTTGGAATCTTTTATTAGGAATCGCACTATGTCACGATGCCCTTTATACCTTAGGGTTTTGTAGGAACAGTTTTGTACACCCGCGGATTTCATTGATTCTATTGAGTGGGACGCTCCACCGCTAGTGTAGAACGCTTCCAGATCGCCGCGAGATTTAGTGTTAACTTCTTCAAGGCCTTCCATGCCGTCAACCCAGCTTTCTTGACCATTGATTAATATTTTACATTTATCTTTATATTCATTTATTAGTCCATCTAGCGACCAAGTCATGACGTAATTCAACGGTGGGTTTCGGGGTTGATCAGGTATGCCTCCCACCATCATTTTTATATTTTTAATATCTTTAAATTTTCCATGCAATTGTTTCCTTCCGTGTTCGGCTAAAATGTTAACCCATCCCGGAGCTAGCCCTAGGTCGGTAAAGACGTGAAAGCCGTCGGGAGAATTTCCGCTTGAGTTGGCGAGTTGGTTAATTTTTTGAGATACCCTGACTTTCCCTCCTAGGTCGCAGTAATTATGTTTGTTTCTTATGCAGTATTCTGCAACCTGTTGCGTCTGGTGGTAGGGCAGGGAGGATATTACTACGTGGGGTTGGGATAGTAAAATAGCCTTTTCCATGGATTCTTGATTGGGAGTCACTAGGAAATCGAACAACTGGTCGGGCAAGTGCTTAGCCGCATCTTTGTCTCGGTCTAAGGCGATTACGTGAAACCCTAGCTTGGTCATGCAAAAAATGATAGCTTTTCCGATGTGGCCAACGCCGCAGACTACTGCTCTAGGTTTTTGCTCCATGCTTTATTATCGCTGTATCAGGGTCCGTATCCAATGTTTCCATCTTTTTTGTCGTTGGGAGCTAGTTTCTTGAAGATTCTAGAAACAAAACCATCGCTTCGCCGGCCTGAGTACATCCCTTCTCTTTTTCTTCTTTGGCGCTCCTGTCGTTCCCATTCCGCGTCTTTTTCCCACTGCTCCCTTTCTTCGGGGGTCAAGTGTGGAGGGATGGGGGACTTGAGCTTATTGATGAAATTATTTTCTTTTTTCATTTTAGAAAAATTCCAACCCCCATAGGGCCAGTATTACTATTAACAGGGCGACCTCAGTCGTGTACAGGCTATTAAAATATAAAAAAATAGATAAAGACATTAGCGATGTCCCAATAAATAGGTCTTTCCAGCTCTTTTTGTTCATGACGTTTCGTTTTTTTTGAAATACTCTCTTCCATTCTTAGGTTATTTTTACGAATAGACGTTAGACCTCTTCTATTCGCTTGGCCTTGTCATCTATCACTAGGTCGAAGGGGGGCTTAATGAAGTTTCCTTTTGTTCCGGTAGACAATTCGTGGAATTTACACCCCCACTGCTCAAGCTGTCTCCAAGTAAAATCATAATAACATCTACCTGCGGCCTTGGATTTAGGCGATCCGCCTCTGGCAGTCCAGTATATGACTTTCCAGCCTTCGTCGTACAGGTTGTTTATTTTTTGTATATTTTTATCGATTGGGATAGCTAAATCGTATTGGCGTTTTTTTCCATAGCAACAAACCGTTTCGTCTATGTCTACTAGGACCACTTTCTCTTCTCCTTTTGGGGCCAGCCTGTCTGATTCATGAAAATTCATTTTTTGCGTTATACTTCTTGTCGTTTATTTCATTCCTTGGGGAAACGTGAGCTTGTCCGCATGATTAACAGTCCAGCTTATTTCGTGGGTTACCGATCTGAATGTTCTGGCTGCACTGGGGAATCCGTTTCCTGATTTTTTAACTCCGCCGAAAGCAAGGTGGGACTCAGCAGCTATGGATCCGCCGTTCCAATAAATCATTCCCGCTTCGCATTCGTCTCGTAACACTCGCGCTTTGCGAAAGTCGTTCGTAAGCACGCCTACGGCAAGACCGTAATCTGTATCATTATAAATATTAATTGCATCGCTTAAGGTGTCAAAAGGTACAATAGCTACATGAGGGCCGAAGACTTCGTTTCTAAGAAATTTAGCGTCAGGACCTAGCCATTCGCACCTGTACACCATTGGTGTAGAATAGTAAGACCGGTCACTTCCGCTGTAGGTCGGGCTTAATAGAACCTCCACCCGGCTGTCCTCCGCTACTAATTCGTTGTAGCGTTTAACTTTATTGAATCCTTGCTCGTTTATGATTGGGCCGTAATATATGTCGTCGTTGGGGACTACCTCTTCCCAGATTGTGCCGTCTGGGCAGCCAGAGGTTCCTGAGTTAGGTTTAAGTGGGTTTCCGGTTTTCAGCCTAGAAGCTTCCTCTGCGAATCTTCTGGAAAAGTCGTCATAGATGGTTCGCTGCACTAATATTCTACTAGAAGAGACGCACCTCTGTCCGGAAAGCTTAAAGGCGCTGGCTATCGTGGCTTCTAACGCTAGGGAAATTTCAACGTCATCGAAAACAATGCAAGCGGACTTGCTTCCCATTTCGCAAGAGGTCGTTTTATGCCAGCTTTCCGCAGCAGTCTTCCTTATGTGCTGGCCTACTTCGGCGCTTCCGGTGAAACAGATATGGTCAACGTCTTCATGTATTAATGCGTCACCCGTCTCGCCTTTGCCGTGAATTAAATTAACCACCCCCTTGGGTAAGCCGGCTTCTTCGTAGATTTGAACCGCCAACTCGGTGGACAAGGGAGCGTCTTCCGATGGCTTTAGGATAACGGTGTTTCCTTCTACTATAGCTGGTGCTGCACACCAGTAGGCTCCTATAGCTAGGGGGAAATTAAAGGGGGAAATGATGGCGATAACCCCCTTGGGCCTTCTTAACATGTAAGAATCTTTATCTTGTATTTCTGACGACACGACTTCGCCGTGAGAATATCGACCCGACCCGAATGTAAACTGGGCCATATGAAGAGCTTCGTTCACCTCAGCGATGCTTTCGTTATAATTTTTTCCAGTCTCTAGAGAGATAGCTTTAGCTAAATCTTCCCTTCTTCTCTCAATTATCTGAGAGACTCGATACATGTAGTCTGATCGAGTAAATCTGCTAACTTTTCTCCAGTCATCGAAAGCTTCTCTTGCTGCTACATAAGCGTCATGTACTACTGGTTTTTTGCTATCAGGGAAAAGCCCCATATGTTTTCCGGTTGACGGGTTAACCTTGGAGTATGTTTCGTGTTCGGGCTTACGCCATTCACCGTTTATGTAGTTTCTTCCTTCGTAGTCTCTCATATCAAGTTTTCTTGGTGCTTTCCATAAGTTTTTTAACGCTGTCTTCGCAAAATCCTGCGCCTTCCCTGTCGATGAATTCATACATTACTCCCGTTAGTTTTGATGGCTTGGTAAACGCTTGGGTGAGGTTTGGGTTTTTGCAGGTAATAGGCTCTTCCGTGTAGAACTCGGCGTACCCTTTCTCTTTCCATTCGGCCATGACTGCCTTTACGTCATCTACTTGATAAGCTATGTGGTGTATCCCTCCGACCCCTCCCCTTTCCTTCACCCAGTTCCCGACGATTGAACCCTCAGAGCCGTCGCTTACGAAAATTTCTGGTGGAGCATGGTATTCAGACTTAATGGGCTTATGGGAAGTGGCTTGCAGGGAAAAGTAAGCCCAAAGCTCGGTGTTCGCGCTCCTCGTCTCTGGCGGCACTAGAGCTACGCAATCTGCTTTAGATCTGTCGTCGAACTCAATTTGGAATTCTGTGCCAAGCTTGTACCCAAAAGCCTCAGTAAAAAAAGCGACGCTTTTACGCCTATCGTCTACTCTGTAGGCTATGTGGTCTAGTCTCATCTTTCTTCTTTGTTATCCTCGCCTAGATTAAGTAGGTATTCAACTAAATTTTTGAGCCTTCTAAACTTCAGTATTCGGTTGTAGGCTTCTTCGTGTTTTTGAGTCTTGTATCTCCAGATACTGTGGCTGTTGTGCCTGTCTTGTTCTTTTAATATTTTCCTAAGGATATTCTTGCCTTCTGGCCCAATTTCCTTAAGGACCCTCCTTACTTCTTCGCAAAATTGCTTATCATCCATTCTTGTATTTCTTCAGGGCTCATTTCCCCGAAATCGTTTTTCTTAGGCAAGTGAATTTCTACGTCTTCAGGGTCAAAGTGTTTGCTTAGTTTCTTTTTAGCCTTTACCGCAGCCTTGTTCCCTGCGTTGTTATTATAGGAGTCATTATTAAAAGAAATAAAAATTTTATTTAAGTTCAATTTAATTAATAAACTCATTATTGAGGGGGACAGGTTAAGGCCAAAGACTATCAGGGTGTTTTTCACTCCGCCTCCCCACATTGCCAGCATGTCTCCGATGCTTTCTATAAGGAAGATTTCTTTTTTTTCTTTTATGGAGTTATAGTTATACTGAAGTGGGTATTTCCATTCAGAAGTCTTACCTTTGTGTAGCCATTTCGGGGTTTTTTTGTTTTGGGGTTCATTGATTACCCTGCCGGTCAGTCCAATGAGGTCTCGCCTTGAATTGAAAATAGGAAATACATATCTATTGGCCATGGTGCCGTTCTCTACGACTCCACCCTCGAAGGTCTCTATGGTCTCCTTGGCAACGCCTCTGTCTTTCCAGTATTTGTGATTAGGGATGAGTTTGGTAAGGTAGGTCTGTGGAAAAATTTTTAAACTTTCTACCGTTGGTCTGTGATCTCTTTCTATAGTCGTAATAGACCATTTGTCTTGAAGGTGCCGCTTGGCTTCGTCAACGCTTTTAAGCCCCAAGGACAATTGTATTAGGTACTCGAAGGAACCGCTAACGGATTTACTGAAGTCAATGAAGTGCCCGGTGTCTTTCCTTACAGAAAGCACTGAGTCGTTTCCTGAGTCCCTGTAAATGGGTCTCATTCTTAGTTCTCGGCCGTTATCTTTAATGTTAGAGTAGCCGACGTCTAAGAGTATGCTCTTTACATCCATTACAGAAGTTCTCCGTCACTTTGAGCGGGGTCGTTTAGGTTATGTTGGTCTCTTTCCCTATTGACTATATCGTTGAGTGAGCCCACTTCTTCAGCGTTAAAGTTTTGAACTGAAAAATTAAGGAAGTTGTTGGTGAACCTAACTGTTCCGTCCGCCATGGGTCTTCTAACTAAATCGTGATGACCCGCCGCGTCTCTTCCTTGGAATCTAGTTTTCAGGGGGACTAGTTTGTGTGTACCGAAGTCTTCGCCATCTTCAGCTATTTCGTCTAACGTTTTTCTCCTGAAAATGGCCACGAATGACGCAAACCACTGAAGCCTGTCTGACAGGGCTATGGCGGAACTATCATCGACGACCGCTCCCGCTCTTCTGTTGTAACTTTCACCTGTGCGGTTCATTTGCATAGCCGTTACAATCGGGCAGTTGAGCTCTTCGGACAGTTTTTTTAGTTTATCAATTTTGTCACCGATGGCCTGATGTTCTGCCCAGTTGTTGCCGACGTGTTCTCCTGTTAGTTTTACGTAATCGTATCCCAGAATAAAGGGGTTTCCCCTTCCTACATTTGTGTAGTACCATCTTCTAACGAAGGAGCAGATTTGGTCTATATTTTTGTTTCCGACAGGGTAGTGGTAAACGCATTGTTCCTTCATTGAGGCGCTCGACTCTCTCCATTTCTTGGTCAGCTCTGTGTTCTTTCTGAAGTTGCCCGTCTCGAGATGCCACAAAGATACACCGGACTCCGCAGCGGCTACTCTGAGTTTAATGTCCTTGGTGCTCATCTCTGTGTCTAGCAACAGGGTTTTAATCCCGTGCTTCTTTGCGGTTTTTCTGCAAATATCAAGTATTAACGTAGACTTACCTTGTCCCGGTCTCGCCACCACAGCGTAAAGGTTCCCGGGCCTTAGCCCTCCGTATAGCCTGTTGAACTCTTCGTATGGCGTTGAGAACCCGAAGTCGTCTTGCGGGTTTTCCCCGATGGTTTCTATTAGCTCTGGGAGACCTTCGTAAAGGTTCTCCGGCTCTTTCTCGGCGCATTCGAAGTCTCTTATGAGGTCACCGTAAAGATGGTCTGCCGTCGTGATGATTTCATCTACGGCTTTTTCGCCATTCTCTTTCAGGTACTTCTTGATATCGTCACACTTATGATATAGGTCCCTCCTGACCGTGAGCTTTTTCAACTCCCTGCACGCTTCCAGTACGCCGTTTTTGTTCATGGTATTGAACGAGATCGCTTCTATGTAATCGTAAATGTCTATATCGTCCTTAAATGATATGCCGATATTTTTAATTTTTTCCGCTAGAACAACGGGGTCAATACCTTCGTTGTTTAGGTAGCAATTTCTTATAACGCAAAAAATAGTTTGATGGACTTCGTTTATGAAGTCTTTTTCTGAAACGAATTTTTCCACATCCGCGAATATCTTTGGCTCTTTTATTAGTCCTCCTAATACGTGTTTCTCTATCTTAATTGAATATATTGAATCCATGCTTTACTTTCCTCCGTTCATTCTCTGACAAGTATATGGGTCCTTTTTGCTGAGGCAACGTTAAAATTTGAGTCCGAATTTTTTTAGGAAAAAGTCTTCGGATAGTAGTTTTATTTCGTTCTCTTCGACTTCTATTAGCTTGTAGTTGTTCTTGCTGAGCCATTCGCTTTTCAGCACATCTCTCTTGATGGACTCTAGGTACTTCGCTCGCGAGTTGCCGTGGAAGAACTTATTGAAGGAGCTGTGCTGGTTTCCTTGGACTTCTATGGCGACCTTTATTGTCGCGTTTAGTATGTCGACTTTCATTCTGGTTCCGTAGACCGGGAATTCCTCGAAAACTATATGCTTTCTCCAGCGCGTTTCAAGAAATTTTTTTGTCGTAAATTGAATTTTAGATCTAGACTTTTTGTTCCAGTCGATTAAATACTTGCTTACGTTCTTGCTTCGGAGCCTCCCTTTTATATCATATAGTCGCATAATTCTTCGCTTGTATCGCTAGTTCTGTACTTGATGCGATGGCTTCCGATAGATAATATCCTGTCGGTAGAGTCTTTCGAGGCCACGAAAGCTTTCTTTTGATTGTATGATTGGGTAACCCAAGATAAATTGCTGATTTGGTAGTTTAATTTATCGTCGTCTCCATGGTCTACCATACAGAAGATGCTCGGGTGTAAATTTTTTATAAATAATATTGCAAAAATTTCATGAGCAGCGTAGTCTAGTTTTGTAGCTGCGCCTATTTGGATTGCCAAGCACGGGTACTGATTTCTGGTTACCCTTATTTTGAGGTGTTTACCCTTCTTTACGTTAAGGACGTACGGGAAAATTGGTCCGAGGTCGTGATACTCCTTGAGTCTGTGTAGAGCTCCGGTCGGGTGTGCTGTGTATTTTCCAGAGGGGAGCAGTGATAATTTTTTCATTTTCTTAGTCTTAACCCCCCTTTGAAGGTTTTTGAATTTGGGATTTTGAGAAGTGAAATCCATCGGCGGTACGGCTGAGAGGTCTATGCCTCCATCGTTAATCGTGACGCGAGCGTCGTCATTAAACGGGAAAAATTGTTGCATTAGCTTTTCTTTAGAGCTTCTCTGAACTTGCGAAATAAGTACTTACCTATATCTGGCGTTTCTTCGAAGTACTTTCTTAGGTTGTCCATGCCTTGGTGTTGCTTTTTAAACTCTAAGCCCGTTTCGTTCTTGACCTCTTCGATAATTTCGTCTGACACAGTAACCCACGCGCCCTTAGCTGTGGCCATTTCCCATTGAAGAAGCATGTCTACTATCTCATACTCTACCCAGATGCTTTTGCCCCCAACCCTGCCATACCGAATGGGGTATCTGACGGTGGTTCCTGTTTTTTCGTTAGGGGTTTTTCTGAACACGACCTTGCACCAATGTCCAAGGACGTCTCCCTTTCCGTTTGGCTGAGTAGAAATTATATCTTTTACATACCTTGGTTGGAATTCTAAAATCCAATCGCTGTAGTGGAGCGCAGCATTACCTCCTGAAGCGTTGGTTACTTGGGGGTTGGTTTTTTCGTACGGGTTTATTTTGATGGTGCTCCTCACTTGCGAGATCATGTAGCAGACATGGCCGCGTGTGGCTAGCGCGAGGGCCATCCTGCGGAGAAAGTCTGAGCTTAATAGCGCTCCAGCACCGACCTTTAGCGCCTCCTCTGATCCCTTCTCTAGGTCCCCTTTGGGGATTAAGGCGTCCATGGAATCGATGATAAACATGTAGCGTGAGTCCGTCGGGTTATCTTTCACCATCTGTCTCATTAGGTTAATTACCGTTTCATAAACGTTAGACTTTATGATTTGCCATTTTCTTGGATCAGTATCGAGGCCCATTCTTTCGATTAAGTCACCAGACAGTCTTCCTTCTGCCTTAACATAAATTACCATTGAGTTTTCCATCTTCTGAAAATTCCTAGCGAAAGCTAAAGCGCACGACGTCTTGCCTCCTTCGGTTACGCCTGTAGCCCTAATTACTCCGGGTTTGACTCCTCCGCCTAGCTCTATATCCAAGAGAAGGCTACCGCTCGAGACGTTGTATACCCTGTCTTCCTCGAAGTTGTAATGGTCGCCCTTGTTCTGTTCAAGGTAGGCTTGGATCTGGTCCACTGGGCCTGAGCCGGTTTTTTCTTGTTTTTTACGTGTCATTTTTAATAAAATCCATTAATGATAACTTAACTTCGATTTTCGGGGACAAGTCTTTTCCTATTTTGTTTTCGCTTAGCGGTATCTTCTTGGACTCAGGTGAAACTAAGGAAAGCTTTTCCCTCTTCTTGTGGATGCTGTAATTATATTTTAAAAAATATTTACCGTCTTCAGTTAAGAAGTAGGCTAAAGAATTCAAGATGGAACGCTTTGGGTCTAGGAGGGTTGATTTCCAAAAGGTGAAGTCGCTGTAGGTGCTGAGCAACTTCTTGGCTACGCCGTACTCTCTTGGGTAGTTTATCTTAGTGGGCTCCTTTAGGAACAGACGCACAAGCGTGGAATAATCTGATCTCTTGAAGCTGTTCACGACTTAATGTTAACATGCTTTTGGTTAAAGGCAAGCTATTTGTTCATGTTGTCGAGCTTTTCTTCTATTCTGTCGAACCTGTCGTTCATTCTTTCAGAAAACATTCTAAAGTCGTCTTTGCTGACGTATTTTTCTGGCATCGAAAGGGCAAGGTCAGTGTATTTAGAGGTGACTTTCTCAACGTCTTCGTGGTGCTTTGCCATTAAGTCGTTGTGTTCCGATTTAATTTCGTTAATGTGGCCAAGGAGCATCTTGAATACCCATCCCCCCATCAAGGTAACTACACCGACGGATACGTTCACGAAAATTTGATAGTCCATGTATCCTATTACACTAATTTCTTAAAAAAGGTAATTATTTCCACGACCACCATTCAATTAATTCTGCTGCGCCCCACCCTAGCAATAGTATTGACATGGTGCACTCAAGGCTGCCCGTTAGAATGAGCCAGAAAGAGCCCCCGATCGCTACTAGGGCCTTAATCAATCGGGTGCTAGGCATGTATTGTAGGATTATTTTTTTAAATGAATCACGGGCTTTGGATGAGGCCGCCTTGAGGGATTTGTGCCAATTTTTAGCTAAATTTGAGAGCTTGCACTTGGGGCATTTGCAGTTTCTTGCGCATTTGAGTTTGTTTTTTAACCAGTTCCATAGTTTCATGCCTGTAATTACACGCTTATTGCCGATGTTGCCCGTTGGTTTGTTGTATTTTATAGAGAGCTAACTTGAAGGTTTTCTATTTTTGAGTGAAAAAGTGTAGGCTGGCGTGCCCTTTTAAAAGATCCTTAACCGAAGTAAAGGGTGTAATTATATACATGAAGGCTCTTGGCGGTTTATGGGTTAAAATAACGAGAGGTTTGTGCGGCTTTTTGAATTGGATTAAAGAAAGCTGCAAGGGCATCTGCGGTGTATTGCGTAAAAATTATTTCTCTGTGTGTTTGATCTTACTTATAACTATTACCTTTATTCTGTTTAGTACACGTAAGGATTTCAAGCATTCTCGGGAGAAATTTTTATTAATGGAGGATAATATAAGAATTCAATACGTATTGAAGGATTACGAAAGGAGACTTGTTGAGCAGGATGAGGTTATAAAGTTTCAAGGAGACGTTATGGGGAACTGGAGGAAGTCTCTTGAGTCTCAGGAGACTGCTCTAATTAGATCTAGGGATATAATTAACTCTTATAAGGCGACGATTGACGCCCTTGTGGGGTACTTAAAGAAGCTAGGGGAATGGCCGCCTAAGATTGACCCTCCCGGACCGGTGGATCCCAGTAAGTGGATTAAGGTCAATCAGGGAGACTCGGCTCAATGAGGCTGACCAAGGTCGATGGGGACGGACGGTGGTGGGTCGGTCAGGAGACCGGTTGGTGTGTTCAGGACCGAAGTGGTAATTGGTGGGTATTAAAGGGCAAAGAAGTGGATACTGAAGTTCCTAAGCGCAAGTGCCTGAGCAGGTCTAACGTCATTTCCCCTAAGGGGTATGCTGTAATGGTTTTAAGCACGCTTCTTGGTATTAGTTTGGCGTTTAATGTAGTCAATTTATTTTTTTTATTTAAAATATTATGAACCATTGTTTCTTTCCAAAAATTGATGTTTTTTCAGGAGTAAAAGGCTGGCTAAAGAGGAATTCCTGTTGGATAAAATTTTCGGTAGCTTTATTGCTAGTTATAAGCCTAGCTCTTAACGCATATCAATATAAGATAATTAAATATTACAAGCAAGGAGCCGAATGGCATTGTGGTAATCCAGCTGGCGTGGATGTTGTGCAAAATGAAGATGAAGAAAGATAGGTCTTGTAGGGATATGAGGATATTTTTTCTCTTCATAGTCTTTTCTGTGTTTTTTCACTTGGGATATAGTTTCTCCAAGGTGGAGGGCAGCAGTATGGATCCCACTTTCAAACAAGGGCAGAGGCTTCTTGTCGACGAATGGACCTACAGGTTCTTCAGGCCGGAAAAGGGTGAGGTTGTTATATTGAGTGATCCTGAAGAAGAAAGCGACGAACTACTTAAGAGAGTAATAGCTATCGAGGGGGACACCGTTCAGATTAAGTATGGTAAAATATTTTTAAATGACCACGAGCTAAAAGATGAATTTTCTGGCATAGCAATTATTTTTTATATTAATAAGGGTGAGACGTTATGGTTTAACGAAAATGGAAGCAAAGTGAAAGTACCCAAGGGGCACGTTTGGGTTATAGGCGACAACAGGGAGTCTTCTTGGTACGGCTTGGTTAAGGTTTCCAAGATACGAGGCAAGGTTATGAGGTAAAAAAAACCCCCTTCTTACAAAGGGGGGTGCACAATGAGAATGTAGTTATCTACTTTTTCTTCTTTGTGGTGGTTGGGGCGGTACCAACGGTGCCTTTAATTAAAGGAAGTGTCACGCTGACACTTTCAGTGCTAAGGCTCGCGCCTAGTACACCATCCTTGTTGGCTTGGGGACCGACCGTCATTGTACTCGAACAACCTGACGCCACGAAAAGCAGCGTCCCTACAGTTAATGTTACTAGTGTTTTCATTTCGAATTAAAAATCGTCTTCTAAGACGCCTGAGCTCTGGTAGTCCTTCACTTTTCTTTCAAAGAAATTGGTCATCGCTCCTGTGTCGACGACCTCAGAAAGCCATGGGAATGGGTTTTCGTCACTGTTAAAGCGGAAATCGATGCCAATGCCTTCGAGCCGCCTGTTGCCTATGTATTGCATGTAGTCGACGAACATGTCCGCATTTAAGCCTAGGATTCCCCTTGGTAGCACGTCGTGCGCGTATTCCACCTCAAGGCCGACCGCTTCTTTAATGTGGTCGACGGTTTCTTGCTCGAATTTTTTCGTCCACACTGAGGGGTATTGTTCTTTAATAGTGTTAATGAGGTAGGTGCCAAACTGAATGTGTAGGGTCTCGTCTCGGAGGGTATACCTAATTTGATCGGAGAGTCCGGGTAGTTTGTTTTGCCTGCCAAGAGCCAGCAACATAGCAAAACCGCTAAAGAAGAAGGTCCCTTCGCATACGATGTAGTAAGTGATTAAGTTCCTCAGAAACTCTCTTTTGCCTTCGAGGGTTTTAGTAGAGAAGCCTTGTCTGTTTACGTTGCTGGTTATCTTCATGAGAAAGTCGTCCTTGGCTTTTATGCTCGGAATGTTAGCGTACGCTTCATAGACTTCTGAAGTCTTTAGTCCGTAACTATCGCAACAAGTTACGATGGTCCAATTATGCAGCGACTCTTCGTAGGCTTGTCTAAGGATGTATTGTCTGCATTCTGGGTCGGTTATCCACTTATTAACAGTGAGTAAGAGGTTGTTTCCCACTAAGGATTCTGTTCCGGCGAAGAAACCGAGACATCTCTTCACTAAAAGTTTTTCGTCGCCTGTCAAGGAGTCGCTTTTCCATTGACTAACATCGTCCCCCATGTTTATTTCTGCGGGGGACCAGTTATTAGCCGTACCTTTAATAAAAAGATCCCAAGCGAACGGGTGTTTGTGCGGGAGTATTTGGTTAACCCCAGCCACATCTTCGCCTAAAAGCATTCCGTCCTTACTCATTTTCATTGTCCTTTTCTAGTATGTTATCAGTCAGGGCTTCCACGGCGTCCTCTTCCCTGATTTTATTGACTTCGTTGATGACGCTATCCGCCCACGTAGCGTTCCATAACGCTAAAGATTTTTGAGCTTCTTGCCCTAGGAGGGTTGCTCCTGCAACGACGTACATAACGACGGATAACTCACGGGTATCCGGGTTAGTCTCCAGCTCTTTAGCTAACGTTTCGATTTTATCTTTCGGGCTTTTGATTATTAGTTTTTTTTCATTCATGTTATTGGCAGCTTTCACAGGTTGGGTCTAGGATGGAACAAGCTTCGGGGAGGGTCTTATCGCCGTCAAGGGGGTCTTGGTTGTTGTTGTTGTTGTTGTTGGAGCTATCTCTTTTAACTTCTGTCGACTTTTCGATTTCACTTGCCGATCTGTTCCTTAGGTAATAGGTGCTTTTGAGGCCTAGCCTGTTGGCGTGAAAATATAAATCATTTAAATACTTTAATGAAGTGCTGCTGTTGAATAAATTCAAGCTTTGTCCCATGTCGATCCATTTTTGCCTAGCCGCTCCACATTCTAGCAGTTTGAATTGATCGTGATCGAACGCTGTTCTGTATCTGTCCTTTATGTCAGCTGTTAATTCTCCGTTTAACCTGTTCACGTCTCCGTCAACCGACTTAATAAGGTCTATCAAGTTTTGGCCCCAAATCCCCGCCTCTTTGCATTCCTTTACGAACCATTCGTTCGTTATTGTTAAATTACCAGATTTGTTTTCGTATACAAATAGAACCGAAAAGTCTGGTTCGATACAGGGGGAGCATCCCTGTATGTAGGATATGGTTGCCGTCGGCGCAATAGCCATGGTGTTGCTGTTCCTCATCCCGTTGTCTTTTATGTGATCGCGGACCCCTTTCCAGTCCACCTCTGGGCAGAATTTTTTACCTCTATGTAATATTGGTTTTTCGTTCAAGTAACTCATGAGGGTTTTGTACGAATCAATAGGGAGAATGTTCTGGTCCCATAGGGAGCCTTCGTATGTGGAGTATTTGCCTTTTTCTTTGGCCAGCTTACTTGAGTTAAGTATGCAGTGGTACGAAATGAATTCATAGAGTTCGTCCGAAAACTTTACAGCTTCGTCTGAGGAGAAATTAACCTTATAGGAGTGAAACACGTCCGCCCAACCCATGCTGCCCGCGCCGACTGGGCGATGGGATAAGTTAGCCTTCTCTGCTTCAGCGGTGGGGTAAAAATTTAAATCAATAACGTTGTCTAGCATTCGCATTTGGATGGCTATCGTTTTCGATAGCTTTTCAAAATCTAATTCGCCGTTATCATTAAGATGCTCTTTCAAGTTTACAGAGCTTAGGTTGCATACGGCCGTTTCGCCAACTTCCGTTTTGACTCCATTGGAGAATTGAGACGGCTTAGTGTGGAGGAATATCTCCGTGCAGAGGTTGGAGCTATGTATTACCCCTTCGTGGGAGTTGGAGTAACGCATGTTTGCGTTATCCTTAAAGGTCATCCAAGGGTGGCCTGTCTCGAATAAAACTCGAAGCATTTTTTTCCATAAGTCTTTAGCTTTAACTTTTTTGTGGTTATTTATTTTCCCCGAGTCAGCCATCTTGCAGTATTCCTTGTAGCGTTTATCGAAGTCCGCACCATACAGTTCGTGTAGGTCACGAACGTCTGAGGGGGAAAACAGATACCAATCTTCGTCTTTTTTGATGCGGTCCAAGAATAGGTTGGGTAGCCAGTTCGCTGTGTTTAGGTCGTGACACCTCCGGCGTTCGTCGCCCGTATTCCTCTTAAGGTCAAGAAAGTCTTCTATATCTAGATGCCAAGGCTCAAGGTAGGCGCAGCCAGCGCCGGGGCGCTTGCCCCCCTGATTAACTGCCACAAGTAAATCGTTGTAAATTTTAAGCCAAGGGACAAGACCACTAGAGGTACCGTTCGTCCCCTTAATGTGAGAGCCGGAAGAGCGAAAATTAGTAACATCAAAACCTAATCCTCCTGCGAACTTAGATTTCCGCGCCTCTTGCCAAGCTCCTTCGAATATGCCGTCAATGCTGTCATCAAAAGTATTGAGGTAACAAGAGCTGAGCTGACTGTGGGTAGTCCCGCTATTGAAGAGGGTGGGCGTCGAACAGCATAAATGGAATTGAGAAATCGAGTCGTAAAACTCCATAGCCTTCTTTTCTTTGTCTTCCTCGTTCAATGCGAGCCCCATCGCTACTCGCATCCAGAAAGATTGTGGAGCCTCTAGCCTCCTATCGTCTAACTTCAAGAGGTACCTGTCGTAAAGTATTTGTAGGCCTAAGTATTTAAACTTGAAGTCTCTCCTGAGGGAGAGGTGCTCCGAGAGCCTCTTTAGGTCGAAGTCAAGAAACTTTGGGGTTAGTACGTCTTTCTTGATCAAGAACTTTACGTTTTTGATAAATGATAACCTGTATTGGTGGTCAAAGGCGTCCTTGTCGACACTGCTTCCGAAGACTTCTTTATGAATGTTGAACAGCAAAAGCTTTGACGCGACGTAATTGTAATTGGGCTCCTTTTCTATTTTTTGCCTAGCAGATAAGATTAAGGCTTGGTCAATCTCCTTTGTCGTCATCTTGTCGTACAGCTGTACGTGAGCGTCTAGCACTATCTCGCTTGCTGAGACATTGTTTATGTCTTGACAGGCTCTTTCTGCACAAAGGTTAATTTTGTTTATGTCTAGCTTTTGAAGGCGGCCGTTTCTCTTCTTTACGTTCGTGGGCTCTTTGTTCATTTTTCCTTGAGAGGGGGGTTTCGTTACTGTATTAGAGTAACGGATCTTTTTTAAAATGGAAGCTTAAAGTTAGATCTCCCTCCCGTTAATGGGGACGGCGAATCCCTTCTCGGGAAGTTTAACTAGGTGAGCTTTGGTGAATAATATTTTATGATACTCTTCGAACTGACTGGGGTGGTAGTTGTCGATCCTGTTAAGTTGGAACTTGACTGGGGTGTCTATGAGCCTTGACCAATCTTTCTTAGTGTAGTACCAGAAGCTGTTCGAATTCCAATAGCTAGCTTTAAGGGGATCCATGAAGGCTCCTCTACCGTCTGTGCTTGGTACGTCTATTATGAACCAGCCGTAATCGCTTAAGCACCTATAGGCTTCTTTCATTACGTGGATTGGATCTTCGAGGAAGTTGAGGGAGTTCCAAGATCTGAATACGCCTACGGAGCCGTCTTCGAAGGGCCAGTTGGGCTCGTTTAGGTCAAACACTACGTTGCTGCCGTTTTCTTTTTTATCTACGCCTGTAAAGTCTGAGTACGTAGACGAGCCGGACCCTAGGTCGATTTTTTTGAGATTGTTAATGTCTGCCCATTTACTCGCTACTTCGAGTATGTACACGTCATGTATCTGCATAGTAAGTTCTTGAATTTTCTTATTTTTTTCGTTAGCGGAAGTTCGCTTCTCGAAGGCGTGGTATTTGTATAGGGGTTTAGGAATTCTGTGACAGCTGCCTTTTATGTACGTCCTGCATAAGAGTTCGTAATCGTCGCATACATCCAGTTTTTCTTCGTGACCGCCAATCTTGTCATAGAAAGATTTTTTCCAAGCGCGAACGTGGTCTGGGGCGTACCATATGTAAGAGAGCGATAACGCGGAGGGGTCGTGAGAGGGATGGTATCGGTTTCCCTCTTCGTCTATTTCGACCTTCCATCCGAAATCAGAAGAGAATGGCGTAACGTAGTCCCATTCTCTTGCTTCAGGAATCGCCCCTGATTCGTTCTTTCTTTCCGTCAGAAAATAGTCGTCTGAGTAGACAAAATCGTACCCTTCGTTGAAAGCTTTGGAGAGCTGCTCTAGGCATTCTGGCATAAGGGCGTCATCATGATCCAGCTCGACCAAGTACTCCCCCTCTGCTTCACTGCAACACTTCTTTTTAAGGAACCCGATATTTTTCTCCACAGCTTCCTCCTTTTTGTCCTCGGGTGAGGCGGGCGGCTGTTCTTCTTGTCGGATAATTTTAAATTTTATTTCAGAACCAGACAACTTGGTCTTTAGTTCTGCTTCTGAATCAAGGGCCCCCTTGTTCAGTAAAATGACCCATTCGAAGTCTTTAAGCGTTTGGTTCTTGAGGCTTTGCAGTGGCTGGTCTATGTCCTTAATGTCGTGAGTGGGAGTGAATACTGAGAATTTCATAATGTCCTTTTCTTGTTTCCTGATTTATTTGGGTGAGCTTTCCCCGTCTTCTTTTCGTAGCTAGTTACAGCCTTCTGCTTAACAGGGTCGAGTCCGGCGGATCTTTCCCTCTTGTTGCATAGTTCTGCTGATAAGTCAAACATATCCCCGGCTGTCATGCCTTTTTTAGCTGTGCGTTTCATCCAGTCCTTCTCGGAGAAAGCGTCGATTTCTGTATCTATGGAAGCGTTTGGGGAATGCCATACCCTTTCCCACTCATTGCCAGCTTCATCGAAGAACACGTGATCCTCCTTCATCGACTGCATTACCTGTACAATTTCTCCTGTCTTTGGGCTTACGAATTCGTAAAGTGGCATATCGAAGTTTATTATAGCACCATGTTAGAGAAAAGCAAAAAGAAACCCCCTTTAAAAAAAGGGGGGCTTGTTTTTTTTGAGGGAGGCAACTACAACACGTCCTCTTCAGAAACCTCCTGCACTCCTGAGGATACGCCGACGTCTTCGGCAGGGGGGGTTTGACCGCTTGTAGTGGGTTGGGTGCGGGGGATCGACTTATAGATTCGGAAATCAGGATGGTTGTCCTTCTGTTTGTGCTTATTGTTAAAGATAACGACCTGCAGCGTTTCCTCACCGCCCATGCCGTCATCAATCTTAATGTGTCCTGAAAGGAATTTTTGCGTAGACGACTGTTTTTTCCATAGGGCGCCGACTTCTCTTTCGGACCAATCATTTTTATTTTTTTGTTCACTCATGTTAGATTAAGTATACTTTGTTTTTAGCTCCTGTCAACAACTAATTTTAGATATCGTCATAAAGCTCCTTCGATGTCAATTTCTTATTAAGAATGTTAACTCCCCTTTGGTGCAAATTAATGGCTGTTTGGGTGCTGGTATCTATCTGGGAGGCTATTACGCTCCATGTCACCTTCTTCCTTTTGGTGTTTCTGTCGAAGTACCTTAATTTAAAAACCTTAGATATTCTTTTATCTTTTAATTGGTTTAGTATTTTGAATACGTAATCCCTTTCATCCTTCAAGGAACATTCAGTGTCAAAGTCTTGCTTGCTTTTATCGGTTAGGTACAGGTTAATGGTTTCGTCTTCCAAGTCTACTTCCTTGCTGTTTGAATTTATGAAAGTCAAGCAGTGGTACTTTGTGCAATTACCCAGCCATGTAGAGAATTTACACTTTTTGTTAGCTTTATAGGACAAAACGGCCCTGAAGATTACGAAATCTCTATCGTCAAGAAGGTCGTCCTTCCTTAACCCTTTCGCGATGACTACCGGTATATACCTTTGGCAGATTTTGTAGTACAGCTTCTCGTGTCTACTGAGAATCTCCACGAAACTGTCGTTGCAACCGTTGTCCTTTACTCTCCTCACAAGAGTATTATCTACTAACGGTTTCCTTTCTGGTTTTTTTCTTGCAGCCATTTCATGAAATTATCCACATATGGAGATAATTCATCAATATGACCACTTTCAAGGAGTTCCCATTCGATTTGAAAGTCACTTTTTTCCTTAACTTTAGGGTCGTTCCTTTCCTCCTCGGAGTTTGCAGCCGCTTTTACCTCCTTAACCAAGGCTCCTTCGTTTGCGTCACTGCGGTAAGAGAACTGGGAAATATGTACCAATACCCCGTTAAGTTCATCCTTGAGCCAACCTACTTCATCGCCCTCATAGTCGTCGTAGCGAATATCTGTAATAATCTTTACGCCGTTGAAGTCGTCTTTTATGATCTTGTCATGAAGAATTTCGATCCAATACCTTCCTTCTGTAAGCTTCCTTTTCGTGATTCCGTGAGCGACCAAGAACG